GGGTCTGAACGCCCACACGCTGCGCGACAACTTGCGGGTCATCTTCGAGAAGCTGCAGGCGACCACCCAGGCCGAGGCGGTGTACCGCGCGGTCAAGGAAGGGATCATCAAGTGATCCGCCTGACGCTGCCATATCCCGAAACATGCGTCGAGTTCGATGGCGCCAAACACTCAAGGGGCGGCTACGGCGTCTTGCGACACGCCGGAAAGCTGGTGCGAGCCCATCGGCTGGCCTACTGCCAAGCGCACGGGGTGAGCCTGGCCGAAATCGACGGCAAGTCGGTGCGCCACAAGTGCGACAACCCACCCTGCATCAACCCGGCCCATCTGCAGCTGGGCACGCACACCGACAACATGCGCGACATGGCCGAGCGCGGCCGGAATCGACAGCCTAAAGGTGTGCGCAATGCAAAGGCGAAGCTCACCGAGCAGCAGGTGCGAGATGTACGCGCAATGCTGGCCGCTGGTTTCAGCCAGCGTCGCGTAGCGGCTGACTTTTCCATTGATCGCTCGGTGGTCTGCCGGATCCATACGCGCAAGATCTGGGGTCACCTCTCATGATCCGACTGACTCTGCCGTGGCCCGTCAGCGCCAACGTGTACTGGCGCAGCTTCGTTCCCCGTGGCAGCTCGCGCGCCGTGGTGACGCTGAGCGACGAGGCGAAGGAATACAAGCTGGCTGTCGCTGCCGCCGTAAAAAGCGCCGGCATCACCAAGCCAATCGCCGGTCGGGTGGCTGTCTGGGTTCGGCTTTATCCGCATCGCCCGAAGGACTGGGCCAAGCGTGCGCGCTTGAACCCTACCGGGTGGGATGACGATGTGCGGTCAATCGACCTGGACAACGCAAACAAGGTGCTGCTGGACAGCTTGAAGGGCCTTGCGTTTGAAGACGACAGGTGGGTTCGCCGCCTGAATAGCGAGCGCATGGAGCCGGACGGCGCCGCGCGGGTGCTGGTTGCCATTGCCGCGATTCGGCCCGTCAATCCCCAGGCTTCGCTGCTGGAGCAGCCGGCGTGACGGTGGTCTGCAAGCCCTGCGGCCCCGGGAACTGGGCGCCCATGCGCCTCGTGTACGTCGGACCGCAGATGGCGCCGTTCACCGTCGCCGTGGGCGAGCGGTTCGAGCTGGGCGGCGTGCGCTGGCGGGTGTGCGAGGTGCTGCCTTGAAGCACCTGTGCCCACTCTGCCGCGGCCCACATCCGCTGAGCAAGTGCCCGGGGTGGATGGGCCGGCAGCAGCCAACACCGAAGCCGCGCTGACGGCGTCCCGAAGCGTTTGAAACTACCGAGAGGTTGACATGGTGCAGACCACCGACTGGTTCCAGCTGATCACCGACCTGATGCAGGCCGGCATCCCGATGCGCCGGATTGGCGAAACGATGGGCTTTGCGCAGCTGACCGGGCAGATGCTGCGGCACTACCGCGCCGGCGTGGAGCCCCTGCACTGGCGCGGCGAGGCGCTGGTGACCTTCTGGGTCAAGACAACCGGCAAGCCGCGCGAGCAGCGCCCGATGCGCGAGCGTGGCGGCAGGTACCGGGCGAGCATCGTCGGCGTGCGGCCCAGCCATCCCAGCAAGACCGGCCAGGCGCAGGGCGCGACCGCACAACCTGTCGTGCCGGCGACGGCTGTCGCTGTTCCGGCGCCTGAAGCGGCTGCGGCGCCAGCTCGGCGCAAGCCGGGGCCGAAGCCTGGCACGCCGCGCCGGCGCAGGGTGGCGGAGGCTGTGTGATGGCGACCGACCGCGCCATCATGGCCGCGCCCGTGCACGGCGCGCTGTACCACGGCGCCGTGCGCATGGTTACCGAGCGCGACGGCATCATTCTGGGGCTGATCCGGCATTTGCTGCAGCGGAATGACCTCGCGCCTGATGAGATCGAGCCGGGCCGCCTGGAGTGCGTGCACATCTTGGGAACCGACGCGATGACATGGTGCTTTGACGGCAAACCGCTTGCCGGATTCGCGCCGCCCGAGATGCGCTGGGACGACTCCGGCCGCTCGGTTGAGTTTGTGCAGCGGTATCGGGTGCTTCTGTGACTCCAAAGCAGGAGGCGTTCGTCAGGGAATACCTGATCGACCTGAACGCAACGAAGGCGGCGGCGCGCGCCGGCTACAGCAAGCACACGGCCAGCAGTCAGGGCGAGAGGTTGTTGAGAAATGCTGAGGTTTGCGCAGCCGTGAAAGCAGCGCAGGCGTCGGTGGCAGAGAACAACGGCATGACGATCGCCGCGCACCTGCTGGCGTTGAAGGAAATCCGGGACGCGGCGCAGGCTGAAGGTAAGTACTCGGCCGCCGCCAGCGCAGAGATCGCGCGCGGCAAGGTGGCCGGGTTCTACATCGAGAACGTGAAGATCGAAGACGTCACCGACCGGGCCGAGCTGATGCGCCGGCGCAGGGAGGCCCGCCTTGGCAAAGGCTGATCCGCTGGCCGAGGAGATGGACCAGTACGCCGCCGACCCTGCCGGGTTCGTGCGCGACGCCTACCCGTGGGGACAGGGTCCGCTGACCAAGCACGCCGGGCCGCGGCAGTGGCAGCTGGACGTGCTGAACGACATCGGCGCCCACCTGAGCGACCCGGCAACGCGGTGCACTCCATTGCGCTTGGCTGTCGCGTCCGGCCACGGCATCGGCAAGTCGGCGCTGATCGGCATGGTGGTCGACTGGGCGATGTCGACGTGTCCGGAGACGCGGGTCGTGGTCACTGCCAACACCGACACTCAGTTGCGCACCAAGACCTGGCCCGAGATCGGCAAGTGGACGCGCATGCTGATCAACGCCGACTGGTGGCGGGTGCCGGCCGTCTCCATGTACGAGGTGGCGCACGAGAAGTCCTGGCGGGCCGATGCGATCCCGTGGAGCGAGAACAACACGGAGGCGTTCGCCGGCCTGCACAACGAAGGCAAGCGGATCCTGCTGGTATTCGATGAGGCGTCGCCCATCGCCGACAAGGTGTGGGAGGTGGCCGAAGGTGCGCTGACCGACCTGGACACCGAGATCATCTGGCTGGCCTTCGGGAACCCGACGCGCAACACCGGCCGGTTCCGCGAGTGCTTCGGCCGGTACCGCGCCCTCTGGAAGACCCGCCAGATCGACAGTCGCACCGTGGAGGGCACGAACAAGGCGTATCTGGACGAGATGGTGCGCACCTACGGCGAGGACTCCGACATCGTCAAGGTGCGGGTGCGCGGCGAGTTCCCGTCGCAGAGCGTTGCCCAGTTCATCGGCGCCAGCGCTGTTGAAGCGGCGCAGGCCAGGCGCATCCATATCGTCGACCCGATGGCTCCGCTGATCATGGGCGTGGACATTGCCCGGTTCGGCGACGATCAGTGCGTCATCCGTGGCCGCCAGGGGCGCGACGGGAAGCCATTCAAGCCGATCAAGTGGGGCGGAACCGACATCGTCAAGTCGGCCGAGAAGATCGCCGACGCGATCCAGCGCCTCAACCCGGACCAGGTCAACATCGATGGCGGCGGCATCGGCGGGGCCGTGGTCGACATACTCAAGGGCTGGAACTACAAGGTGACCGAGGTCAACTTCGGCGCCGTGGCAACCGATGAGAAGCGCTACGCCAACAAGCGCGCCGAAATGTGGGGCGATGCCCGGGAGTGGCTGGACACCGGGATGATCGATGACGACCAGCAGTTCGGGGACGACTTGATCGGGCCCGAGTACATGATCGACAAGAACGGCCGCATCCTGCTGGAGAGCAAGGCAGACATGAAGGCACGCGGCCTGGCCAGCACGGACGACGGCGATGCTTTCGTCCTGACGTTCGCTCAGCCGGTGCAGCGTAAGGACGCGAAGACCAGCCGCAACCGAGCCAACGCGCCGAAGGCGGCGGTCACGAACTACCGCATCCTGGGCTGACCGGGCCAGCAAAAGCACAACCCATTTTCCGGGTCCTGGCGAATCATGCCGCCACTTCACAGTGGGTCCGGGACATGACGGTCGAAGCCGACACCAGCAGCGCGCAGTATTCGACCAACGGGACGACGGGGCCATTCGCGGTCCCGTTCTACTTCCTGGCGGCGTCGCATCTGGAGGTGGTCTACACCACGGCCGCCGGCGTCAGCACCACGCTGACGCTCACCACGGACTACAGCGTCTCAGGCGCCGGCAGCTCCTCGGGCGGCTCGATCACGCTGGTGACGCCCTACGCCTCGGGCGGCCGGATCTCGATCGCGCGAGACGTGCCGTTGACGCAGCTCACCGACTACGTGGCCGGCGACGCTTTCCCGGCCGACGCCCACGAGCGAGCGCTCGACAAGCTGACCATGATCGCCCAGCAGCTGGACGAGCAGGGCACAAGGGCGCTACGGGTGCCCGAGATTGGCACCCTGCCTGAGTTCCCTGCCGCAGCTGACCGGGCGAACAAGCTGGTGTCGTTCGACAGCGACGGCAACCCGTCTGTGACGGCGCCCAGCGCCGGCACGGCGACGGCCCTCGCGGCTGATCTGCTGGACTCCAGCAGCATCACCAAGGGCGCGGCCCTGGTCGGCGCCGGCCAGTCGCTGGCGTGGACGCCGGGCCCATTCGTGGCCAACGCGATCCGCAACTACACCTCGCCGCTGATGTTCGCCGGCTGCCCGGTCGACGGCACGTCGGACGCCAGCACCTACGTGGCCGCAGCCCTGGCCGCCGGCCGCAAGGAGATCATCATCCCTGGCGGCTTCACGTTCGTGGTCGACGGGCTGCTCTCGGTTCCCACAGGAGTGCGAATCCGCGGCGAGGGCACGCTGAAGAAGAAGGCCGGCACGATCAAGCACGTCCTCGTGCTGGCCGATGGCGCCCAGGACGTGAAGATCGAGGGCATCACCATCGACGGCAATCGCTCGGCCTTCAGCACCGGCAACGCCGTGTCGGCGATCGCAGCCTACGCCGGCCAGGGCCTGACCTTCGAGGATCTGAAGCTCAACAACCTGATCGACTGCGGGTTGAAGCTCTTCAACTGCGGGTACGTGCTGGTCAATGGCGGCCGAATCTACAACGTCGGCGAGAACGGGATCGAGTTCAAGAACTACGACGTCGACCCCAGGACGGGCCTGGCCTACGCCACGACGCTGCCGTCGCTGCAGGGCGCCCACCGGCTCAAGGGTGTGTGGCTGGGCAAGATCGACAACGGCACCGGCGACGGCAGCGGCGACGGCTGCGGCATCTTGGTCAGCGCCGGCAAGCTGGCCGCGGGCACGGCCTACCCGGTCAAGGGTGTGACGGCCGAAGCCTGCCACTTCCTGAACGTCAAGCGCGGCTTCTGGTCGGAGCAGAACGACGCCGGCTGCGAAGCGGAAGACATCGCCGTCATGGGCTGCTACTTCCGCGGCGACATCGCCGGGTTCGGTGGCGACGTGAAGGACGGGATCGGCTTCATCAACGTAATGCGCGCCAAGGCCATCGGCAACTCGATCATCAACGTCGGGAACATGAACCTGGCGCTGCCGGCCACGTCGTGCGCAGGGATTCAGGTCAGCGGCAGCTCCACCGACACGGTCGAACTGCTGAACAACACCGTCTCGGACAACACCGGCAACACGCACCGGATGGACTACGCCATCAACTTGGCGGCCGGTGCGCGGATCATCGCGGTGGGCAACTCGGTGCCGGGCGGTAGCGATGGCACGATCAACGTCACCAGCGCCAACGTCAGCGAGCTGGTCTGCCACTCCAACACTTACGCCACGGGCACCTACAGCTGGTCGGAAACGGTGACAGCGCAGTTCACCGTGTCGAACCTGCCGGCCACGGCCACCACGGCGATGCGCCCAGCCGGGTTTACCGATGACTCCGAGATGGTGTTCCCCATGCCGGTGCGCCTTGTGGGCATGGCGGTGAAGATGAGCAACAGCCCGTCGACCGGGACGGTCACCTTCAAGCCCTACACCAACGGCTCGAACATCAGCGCGCTGAACGCGACGAATGGCGACTTTTCCTCGACCATCGCCGTCAAGGCCATCAGCACCAACAACGGCGCCACCATCGCCGCTGGCCAGCGTGTGCGAGTCGATGCGGAAACGGTCGGCTACGGTGCAACGACGCACGACGCCATCGTGACGCTCACCTTCGAGACGTCATTCAAGGAGTGATGGCGTGGCATCCACCGTCGAGATCTACAACCTCGCGCTGACCAAGATCGGCGCCTCGCGCATCACCGACCCGGGCGACGAGGCCAAGGGAGCGCAGAGCCTGTCGGCGGTCTACGACATCACGCGCAAGAACGAGCTGGCCATCCATCCCTGGACGTTTGCCATGGCGCGAGCCCGGCTGCCTGCGCTGGCCGAGACACCGCCGTTCGGGTGGAGCCGCGCCTACCGGTTGCCAACCGACTACCTTCGCCTGGTCGAGGTTGGCGAGTACTTTGTGCTCTACCAGCAGGACCTGACGCTGTTTGAGATTGAGGGCCAGACCATCCTCTGCGACGAGGCCAGCCCGCTGAACATCCGCTACATCGCCGACGTCGAGAACCCGGGATTGTTTTCGGCGCCATTCGTCGAGGCCTTCGCCTGCAAGTTGGCCGCCGTGGTGGCCGAAGACCTGACGCAGAGCCTGAGCAAGCGCCAGGCGGCCGAGGATGCCTACGAGAAGGCCATCCGCGCGGCGAAGCGCACCAACGCCATCCAGCTGCCGCCGCAGCCCACGCCAGAAGACACTTGGACGCTGGCCCGCCGCGGCGCGAGGGGCTGACCCTTGTCCAAGGCAACTGGCATCCAGACGAGCTGGAACGGCGGCGAACTCAGCCCCAGCATTGCCGGCCGCGTGGACGTGGCCAAGTACGCCAACGGCTGCAGCCGGATGGAGAACTTCCTGCCGACCGTGCAAGGCCCCGCGGTCGCTCGCCCAGGCTTCCGCTTCGTGGCCGAGGTCAAGAACAGCGCCAGCCGCACCTGGCTGGTTCGATTCGAGTTCTCTGCCAGCGAGGCCTATCAGCTCGAGTTCGGCGACCGGTACATCCGGTTCTATGCCAACCGCGCCCAGGCTGTTGTTTCCGGCGTGGCCGCCTACAACGGCGCCACCGCCTACGCTGTGGGCGACCTGGTGTCGTCGGCCGGCACGAACTACTACTGCAAAGCGGCGGTCACCGGCACCGCGCCGCCGAACACCACCTACTGGCATGCGCTGACCGGCTCCATCTTCGAGATCCCGTCACCCTATGCGCTGGCCGACCTGACCAATGCCGACGGCTCCCTCGCGTTGCGCCTGGCGCAGACCGGCGACACCGTGGAGTTCGTGCACGGCAGCTACCCGCCCTACACGCTGTCGAGGTACGCCGCCACCCGCTGGACGATGTTGCCCAAGGAGTTCAGCCCGCCGCCTTTCAAGCCGCTGAACACCACCACCACGACGATCTACGCCAGCGCGGCAACCGGATCCGGCGTGACGCTGACCGCCAGCGCCAGCGTGTTCACCGCAGCCATGGTCGGCCAGTTCATCTACCTTGGC